AGGATTAAGAAGTACACCCTGTAAATATGTTCTTATGGATGAGGTAGATTCATTTGTAACCGATGTAGATGGTGAAGGCGATCCTGTAGAACTGGCTGTTAAACGTGCTACAACTTTTCCTAAAAGAAAAATACTATTAACAAGTACTCCAACATTAAAAGATTTTTCAAGAATAGAAGCAGAATATTTAAAATCTGATCAAAGAATTTATAAAATCCCTTGTCCAATATGCGGTGAGTACCAACAATTAGAATGGAAACAATTGAGGTTTGATAAAGATAATCTAAAAGAAACTAAATATCAATGTATTGCTTGTAATGGGTTGTTTGATGAAAGACATAAAACAAAGATGTTAAGACAAGGTAAATGGGAAGCACAATCAGAAGGTGATGGAATAACAAAAGGCTATAGATTGAATGGGTTGTATAGTCCTTTAGGATGGCTTTCATGGGAGCAAATGGCAAGAGAATTTTTATCTGCTAAAAAAGATGTACCTTTACTTAAAACATTTGTTAATACACGATTAAGTGAAACTTGGGATGATAGTTTCGAAAGTGCATTAAATGCTGAAGGTTTACTTAAAAGATGCGAAGAATATAATGAAGGGTCATGTCCTGATGGCGTTCTGTTTATTACTCAAGGTGTTGACTGTCAAAAAGATAGGTTAGAAATTAGTACATGGGGATGGGGTGCAAATGAGGAATCATGGCTTATAGAACATTTTGCAATTAATGGCGATCCTTATCAATCGCAGGTTTGGAAAGAGTTAGATTTTTTTATAAATAGAGATTATGAACATGTAAATGGTCAAACAATTAAACCTGTTATTACTGCTATAGATAGTGGTGGTATGCATACTTCAGAAGTTTATCAATATGCAAGAGAAAGACAAGCATCAGGAGTTATTGCAATAAAAGGACAATCTATAAGAAATAAACCAGCAATAGGTAAGCCTTCTTTAGTTGATATAAATATTAAAGGAAGAAGCTTAAAGAAAGGATCTTTATTATATCCTGTTGGAGTTGACACTATAAAATATACATTGATGGGTAGATTAAATAGTAATAAAGAAGATAGTGACGCTTATATACATTTCCATGCAACAACAGGAGAAGAATATTTTAAACAGATAACAAGTGAAAAACTACAACAGAAAACTAATAGATCTGGTTTTCAACATAGTGTATGGGTAAAAAAACCATATGTTAGGAATGAGGCTTTAGATTGTTGGGTTTACAGTTATGCAGCTATGGTTTTATATATAAGTAAACTAAAAATATATAATAGAGAAAAATTATGGAAATATTTAAAACAAAAATTAATTAATAAAGGTAATGTACAACAAAGAAACAACGCTACAATGTTGGATAATAGGAATAATCAAAACTATGTTAATTCGTGGTGAAAAAAATGTTTAAATCTGATATACCTAAAACTATTATTGCAGGCACTACTGTTGAGTGGGTAGATGAAGCAACTACAGCAGGTGTTGATGAGGTTATTACCTCTACTGATTGGACATTAGAATATTATCTACGAACTAATACAGCAAGTGAAGGATTAACAGCAACAGGTACACAATATCAAAACACTACAGGCTGGAAATTTACAATTACATCTACACAAAGTAATGATTTAGCTGCTGGAACATATTATTGGGCGGCAAGAGCATTTAAAAGCGGAAAAGTATTCGAAATAGGAAATGGACAGCTAGAAGTAAAACAATCTTTGCAATATTCTGGTACACCTTCAGCTATCGACAACAGAACCCAAGCTGAAAAAGATTTACAAACAGTACAAGCTGCAATAAGAACGCTAACAGAAGATAAAGCTGCGGAATACAGTATTGGTAATAGAAGGTTTAAACGTCAGGATCTAGCAACACTTATTACAAGAGAATCACAGTTAAAATCTATAGTTTTTAGTGAAAGAAGGGCTAGTATGATTGCACAGGGTCTAGGAGATCCTAAAACTATGTTTGTACGCTTTTAAGGGGGGCTAAATGGGCTTAATTAATGCTTGGAAGGGCTTATTTACTACTAAAAACGTCTACCAAAAACGCCAAAATTTGCAAAGAATTTATAAAGCAGCCACTGTAGATCGCACCACATTAGATTGGATGGTTTCACAGACTAGCCCAGATCAGGAGTGGAAGAATGGTATTAAGAATCTAAGAAATAGAGTACATGATGTAGTTACTAACAATACATATGCAGCGCAAGCTATTAGATATGCAACAAACCAGATAGTAGGGCAGGGTGTAAGGATGCAAGCGCAAATCCCAAAACAAAGAGCTAATCAAAAAGGTAAGTTAGATGTAAGAACAAATGAACTTATAGAAAACGAATGGAGTAAATGGGGTAGGCGTGATAGTTGCGATATAAAAGGTGTTCTTTGTTTTAGTGAGCTAGAAAGATTAGCTGTTAGATCAATGGTAGAAAGTGGTGAATGTTTTATAAGGATGCATAAAAAAAGATATGGAAGATCTAAAGTACCTTTTGCATTAGAAGTAATAGAAGCTGATATGTTAGATCAGGATTATCAAGGTGTAAAAAAGAGTGCTAAAAATACATGGCGTTTAGGTATTGAATTAACACCTGAAGGTAGAGCTATTAATTATGCATTTCTAACAAAACATCCAGCAGATAATTTTTATTCAGCACCTACAGGACAAAAACAGCACATCATTGTACCAGCAAAAGAAGTATTTCATATATTTATGCCTTTAAGACCGTCACAGCATAGAGGCATCCCTTGGCTTGCTAGTGCAATAACAAACTTACATCAACTTGAGGGCTTTATAGAAAGTCAGGTAATTAGAGCGAGGGCAAGTTCTGCACTTATGGGATTTATTAGTAATTCAGAAGGTGAAATAGATGCAGGTGGTGAAGTATTCCAGAATGAAAGAGTAAAAAGTTTCCAGCCTGGGGTATTTCACTATTTAAATCAAGGTGAAGAAGTTACAATACCTAATATTGATGCATCATCTGGCGATTTTGAACCATTTATAAGAGCGATCTTAAGAAGTACAGCTAGCGGTGTAGGTTGCAGCTATGAAGCAATAAGTTCTGACTATTCACAAAGTAATTACAGTTCATCTAGGCTGTCACTTTTACAGGATCGTGACAACTGGCGCACAATACAACAAATGTTAAAACAAAATTTTTACCAGCCTTTATATGAAGCATGGTTAGAAATGGCTGTCCTTAGTGGTGCATTGAATCTACAGCAATATGCAACAATGCCTGAAATGTATGAAAAAATTAGATGGGTTTGTAGGGGCTACAGTTACGTTGATCCACAAAAAGAAATTGCAGCGCAAAAAGATGCGGTGCGGTCAGGATTTAAAACACTTGCAGATTGCATAAATGAAAATGGTGGCGATATTGATGAACTGTTAGTAGCAAGACAAGATGAATTAGCACGACTTGATGAAATGTCTATTATTACTGACACAGACCCAAGTGCAACTAATAAATCGGGTGGTTCACAATTTAAACCTATAAATACTGTAGATCCATTTGGTGATACACCTAGACCGTCAGGTGAGATGGCAGAAGATGTAGGAGATGAATCTAGTGGCAACTATTAACGGTACTGAAATAGATCTTATGCCTACAGCAGGTATGAGAGAAGAAGCGCAAAGATTTAAAGATTGGAGGGCAGAAGGTAAGAAGGGAGGTACAGAAGTTGCAGTAAGAAGAGCTAACCAAATACTTAGCGGTAATGAATTAGCACCTGATGTAGTAGTAGCTATGTCAGCATGGTTTGCTAGACATGAATTAGATAAAGATGGTCAAGGCTTTACGCCTAATGAAGAAGGCTATCCAAGTAGAGGCAGAGTAGCGTGGGCTGCATGGGGAGGTGACGCAGGTAAAAGTTTTTCTGACAGAAAATCAGCTAAGATAAAAGAATTAAGATCATCTGAAACTATGGCTAAAACAAAAAGAGCTAAAACAAAAAGGGCAGAACCTGATGAATTAAGCGTTGGAGATTCAGTAAGGTGGAACGCTTCAGGAGGTATTGCAAGAGGTGTTATTACTTCTATAGAACGTGATGGAACTATTAACGTACCTAATTCAGATTTTGAAATTACAGGAACTGAAGACGATCCAGCAGCTTTGATTAGTGTTTATAGAGAAGTGGATGGTGACTTTGAAGAAACAGATGTACAGGTAGGCCACAAGTTCAGCACATTAACAAAGATAGATTCATTAAGAAGTGTTACAACCTTATATAAAAGAAGTGGTGAGACTTCTTTCGAGACTGTAGAGGATCGTACATACTCAATACCCTTTAGCTCAGAGCATCCAGTAGAAAGATCATTCGGTACTGAAATACTAAGCCATGAAGAGGGATCTATAGACTTCAGTAGGCTAAACGGTGGGGTGGCACCTGTATTATGGAATCATAATATGGATGAGCTTATAGGTATAGTTCGTAGCGCATATTTAGATTCTTCAAAAGATAAGAAAAAAGGAAGGGCAGTTATTGAATTATCAAGAAATCCAAAAGCGCAAGAGATTCAAAGAGATATAGAAGATGGAATTATAAGATCAATTAGCGTAGGTTATGGCATAACAGAGATGGAAGAGCAAGAATTAGAAGGATCTAACAGTTCAGAGTCTGTTTTTATCGCAAAACGCTGGGTACCCTACGAAATTTCACTTGTAAGTTCACCAGCAGATCCCTCCGCTACATTTGGAAGGTCACTAATTGAACCTAACGCTATGCCTAGTGTTAAGAAATCCGATATAGTAGAAGATAAGCGTATCATTACGCACAATGAAAACTCAAAAAAGGAAATTATGTCCACTAATCAAGAAATTGAAGTAGTGCGTAGTGAAGCAGAAAAATCTGCTACATCAAAAGAACGTACTAGAATCGCTCAAATCAATGCAACATGCGCTAGACATGGCTTTGATGATTTAGCAGAACAAATGGTTGCTAACGGCTCATCAGTTGATGCATGCAGAGAAGCAATCTTAGAAAGAATTAATGCGAAGCCAGTAGAAACTGTTAAGCCAGTTGAAGAGCAACTTTCTAAAAAAGAAAGACAGTATCTAGCTAAAGATTACAAAGTATCTGCATTATTAAGAGGTGCTATTACTGGCGACTGGTCATCTTATGGTGCTGGTTTTGCTAAAGAGATACACGAAGAACTAAGCAGAAATGCACAATCCAACCAAAATAATGGTGGGTTCTTTGTACCATTCTCAGCATTAAGAGCTACCTACAATACAGCAACAGCTAACCAAGGTGGTAACTTAGTTCCTACAGATCTAAGGGGTGATGACTTCATCGAGGAGTTAAGAGCATCTAGTAAGATGGTGGAATTGGGAACCACTGTTTTAACTGGACTTACAGGAGACGTAGCGATTCCACGGGCTAGCGGCGTAGCTTCCAGCGCATATTTAAGTTCAGAAACTGCAAGTATTTCTCAGAGTGAGGGAACTTTTGATCAAATTTCAATGACACCAAAAACTTTAGCTAGTTTTTCAAAATTCTCTAGAAATATGGTCATACAGGCTACAGGCGGTATTGAAAATATCGTTAGAGCGCAGTTACAAAGAGGTATCACAGTTGGACTAGATTCAGGTATTATTTCAGGTTCAGGTAGTTCAGGGCAGCCTACCGGCCTACTCAACCAATCTGGGATAAATTCCGTTGCGATTAATACTAATGGCGGTGCGATTACTCTAGATAAAATTGTAGATTTAGAAACTGCAATGATGGAAGATAACGCTGCTGTAAACCCAGATTCAGTTGCTTATGTTACTAACGCTAAAGTGATGGGAGCTATTAAGAAGCTTAAAACATCTGGCGGTGAGTACATTGTAAACAACAATTTAGCTGCTATTGGTAGAGGTGAAACACCTTTAGCTGTTAATGGGTATCCAATCGCTATGACAAACAACGTACCATCTAACCTAACAAAAGGTAGTTCTTCAGGTGTTTGTTCAGCCCTAATTCTTGCAGACTTCACACAGGTAGTCTTAGGAATCTTTGGCGGCGGTGTAGAAATTTCTGTAGGTGAATCAGGGGATGATTTTCAGAAGAATCTAACCAGTGTAAAAGCAGTTGTTGCTTTTGACGTAGCACTACAACATGCAGAATCAGTTGCTGCAATAGTTGATATTACAACATAGTAAATTAGCTATAATAAGGGGGCGTAATGCCCCTTTTTTTTATATGAAAATTAAAGTATTAAAAGCAGTAGCAGCTTCAGGTGTACATCTAGAAAAAGGAAAGACTTATGATGTATCAGATTATGATGGACAGTTTCTTATTGATAGAGGAAAAGCAATAATAGCAAAAACATTAACAAAATCAAAAAAATCATCTAAATAATGCCTTTTACAGAAGATACAACAACACAAGCAGTATATCTTAATGATTTTGGTGTTATTTGTACATCTGGCGGTACTACAGGGCTAGGAATATTAGAACAGCCCGATCAAATACTTGCAGGGGATATGATTATAAGTACAGAGTTTGAATTGACTGCAAAAACTTCTGATTTTGGTTCATTAGTATCAGGATCAAGTATTACAGTAGATAGTACTGCATTTACAGTAAGAGATGTTAGAAAAGAGAATGATGGTGTATTTTGTAGATTAAGTTTATCTAAAAACTAATGACTACTAAAAGAGAAACAATATTAGCAAGAATAAAAACAGTATTAGCAGGTACTACAGGTGTTTCTGATCGTATATTCAGAAGTAGACAAACAGCATTTACAAGAGGTGAAACACCTAGTTTAGTTATAGAGCCACAAGGAGATACAGTAGAACAAAATACATCCTTACCAACATTACACCATACATTAAGTGTAACTATTAGCATTATTGTTAGTAGTGCAACACCACATCAAACTGCTGATCCAGTTGTTGAAAATATGCACTCAAGGTTAATGGCGGATTTAACATTGAATGGCAACGCAATAGATGTGCAACCAGCGGATACAACATTTGATTTTATAGACGCAGATCAAGCTGCGGTGGTTATTGGCTGTAATTACGACATTATATATAGAACAAATATTGATGATTTAAGTTCTTAATAGTTACATTATTCTTATAAGGGTTTATGATATGTACATAGTGATCATTAGGTAAATGCCAAAACTTCATAGAAAAAGATCTTTATTAGCAAAAATAGAAAGCAGTTATGGAACTGACCCAACACCTACAGGCAGTTCTAACTATGTAGAGGTTGTTGATTTAGAGATTGAACCAGTAGCAAGTGATGAAGTAGAACAGGAAACAATAAGACCATATGCAGGTAATTATCCTCGTTTATTAGCTAATACAAGAGTCAATTTAAGCTTTTCGGTCTTTATGGTAGGTTCTGGAAGTGCTGGAACTGCTCCAAAATATGATCCAATTCTCAAAGCTTGTGGTTTAAGTGCGGCTACAGTTTCATCTACATCTGTCACTTATACACCTTCTACATTAGCTTCTCAAGATAGCTGCACATTCTTTGTTAACTATGATGGTGTAAGACATAAAATAACAGGTGCAAGAGGTACATTTTCTATTAGTTGTGCTGTAAACGAAATACCTCGCATAAATTTTGAAATGCAAGGTATATTTAATACACCAACCGACAGTTCGCTTCCGAATGTGACCAAATCTCTACAACCCGATCCTGTTTTATTTAAAAACGGTAATACATCTAGTTTCTCTATATTCGGTTTTTCAGCCGCTTTGCAATCTTGGGAATTGGATTTTGCTAATGAAGTTATATATAGAGAATTAGTAGGAGGTACAAAAGAAGCACTTATTACTGACCGTAGACCTTCTGGAAGCATGGTTATAGAGGCAGTTGCACTATCTAGTAAAAACTTCTTTACAACAGCCTTAGGCACAACCACAGGCACTAATACATGGAGTCATTCGGGTGGTGCTGGTAATATCGTCACTGTATCTTGTCCACAAACAGATTTAGGGCAGCCAACCTATGAAGATTCAGATGGCATAACAATGCTTAATCTTCCATTCTATGCAACACCAACAGATGCAGGGTCAGATGAATTTAGTTTAGCTTTTACTTAGTTGCATAGATATACAAAAGGGTTTACCCTAGAGAAGATTATAAAAATTTATGTTTATTTTAAAAAAAGAAGCAACCTTTACGCATCCTATTGTTTTTACAACACCCGCTGATGGTGGCACACAAAAAGAAGAAACATTTGATGCTAAATTTAAAATTATTCCACAATCTAGAATAAATGAAATAGCTTTACAAGCACAAAAGAAACAAAAAGAACTAAATGATGGTATTTATGACGGAACTGAAATTTCTGACTTTATGATTGCTGATGAAATATTAGTCGGTTGGGATGGTATTACTGACGGGAGTGAACCTGTACCATTTACAAAAGCTACTAAAAAACAAGTTTTAGATATTGCTGGTTTAGCTAATTTATTAGTTACTAAATATTTTGAAGAAGTATCAAAACAAAAAGTAAAAAACTAGAAGGGGCTGCATTATTTTGGTGCGGTGACGGTGTTATAGATAAAACTGCTGAAGATGATGCTGTACTATTTGATCAGCCCATAAAAAAGAAAAAAGAAAAAGATTTTTACATATTGCCTGATAACTGGCTTACAATGCAAATTTTTTTAATGGTACAGACACAATGGCGTACAGATCAAGGAGTATTATTAGGGTTAGATTATACTGCTCTTAGATGGATATTTAAATTAAAAAAACAAGAAATAAAAAAACCTTTAGAATTACTTGCTGACTTACAGGTAATAGAAGCTAAAATAGTAGAAACATTTAATAAAGAAAAATAATAATGGATTTATCAACGTCATATACAATAAAAGCCCAAGTAACGGGACAAAACCAAATTGCTGGCTTGAAAGGTGGTTTAGATAAATTAAAAAATTCATCTGATAACGCTGCCGGAGCAATGTCTAGACTAAAGGGGGCAGCAAGTCAGGCTTTTGGTGCTTTAAAAGCATTAGCACCTGCAATAGGTATTGCAACTGTTGGTAAATTAGTTAATGATACTTTAACTTTAGGTGATCAATTAGAAAAAATGAGTCAAAAAACAGGATTGGCTGTACCTGTATTAGATAAATTAAGACAAGCCGCTGACTTAGGTGGTACAGATTTTAAAACATTAAGTAGAGCTTTACCAACACTTGCTAAAAATATGCAAGATGCCTCAGATGGTGTAGGTACAGCTAAAGAAGCATTTGAAAGGTTAGGTTTAGGTGTTACTAATGCTGATGGTTCACTAAAATCATTAGATCAGATGTTTTTTGAAATTGGTGACAAAATAAAAGGAATGGAAGATAGAACATTAGCTGCTGCAAATGCAGCTGAAATATTTGGTACTGGTATGGGTGCAAAGTTAATACCAATAATGAATCAAGGTAGTGAATCTATTAATGCTTTAAAAACAAGTTTTGATCAAGAATTAGCAGAAAGAATGGCAACATTTAATGATAACGCTGCACAATTAGGAGAAAGATTTAAAATATTAAGAACAGAATTAACAAAGCTTTTATTAGGTGCATTAGAAAAACTTGTAGAAACTTTGACAATTCTTATAGACAAATTTTTAAATTTACCACAACCAGTTCAAAAATTAATTGGTGTTATTGGCCTTATATCTGGGGCTTTGCTAGTTTTATCACCAGTAATTATTACAATTGTTACTACAATAGCTGCCTTAGTATTTTCATTTAAAACAATAGCTGCATTGAAAATGGGTGTTATTATAACAAACATAACAACTGCTTTTGGCGGGGTTATAGCTGCTGTTAAAGGGGCTGCTTTAGCTTTTGCACCATTTATGGCAGGGGCAGCAATTCCATTAGCAATCATAGCAATAGGAGCTTTAATATTTAAATTTAGAGATGAAATAGCTTTTGGATTTAAAGTAGTATCACAAAAAATACAGGAATTTTTTTCACATGTAGCAGATTTTGTTGGAGGTATTTTTAATAGGATTTCTCAATTTATTAGTCCATTTGTTAATTTTGTTGGTAATGTTTTTAATAGTGCAATGAATGTTGCAAGAGATACATTTAATAGACTTCCAAACTTTGTACAAAATGCTATAAGAATAGCAACTGCACCAGTAAGAGGATTTATAAAACTTGTTCAATCAGCATTAAATTTTTTAAGTAGATTAATGGGAGCTAGAAAAAAAGCGTCATCTATGCCATCACCTGAAGGAAATGATAGTACAATTCCTGAATATAATCCCACATCTAAAAGTATTCCTAAATATGAATTTCCTTTTACAAGTGGATATGAAGAAACTGATTTTAGTGCAGGTAATACTGGCCTTTACAGAGGAAATACATCTTCAGGGGGGATACCTGAATTTCCTGACGGAATGAGTTCACCTTCAAGATCTTATAATATACCATCACGAAATCCTAATAGAATGGAAACAACAAGATTACCTTCAGGAGGTTACAAAATTTCGCAAAGAAGCTCAAAAAGGTCACAACCCCCAAATATAAATATTAGGACAGGAAATGTTACACAAATGGATGGCACAAATTATGTTACTACAACTGATTTACAAAATGCGGTTCAAAGTGCAACAACTCAAACTATGAACTATATACAAGCTGGTAACGTTATACACTATTTGTAATTATGTCTAATTTTGATATTTTAACTTTTCTTGAATATTATCCTGACAAATCTAATGTTGTAGATAGTAATGGAAAAAGATTACCAACATTAACACATCAAAATTTTTATCAATCTGCACAAAATCAAACAGCAGATTCAGAAATTAGTCATAATATAAATTTTACTTATCTTGCTTTTGATGCAAGTGGTTTTGCTTCTACCGAAGCTAGTGATATAAATAATTTAACTATTAATATTGCTGCAACTGCTTCTATAATCGACCTAACAGACACAGCGATGACGGGCGATAGATTAGTAATTGCTTCTCTGTATGTGCAATCTATAGGGCAAGAAACATTTAGTAATTCTGCTAATTTAGTTTGTAGATATATAGGCACAATAGATCATGCAACTGTAGATGATACAACTGTGACATGGAATATAACACCAGGCATATCAAAACAAAAAGCACAAATACCGACTAAGCGTATTAGTAGTGATCTTATAGGTAGATTTATTACAACATGAAAAGTATTCTTTTTGCTATAAATATTAAAGCTGTATTGCAAGATAATAGTGAGGTTGACAATGTTAAAGGTTTTGTAATTAATAATAAAAGAATATATAAATTATCTGATGATACAATCTTAACTGGTACAAAAAAAATAAAAAAATTTTTGTTTGCTACATTTACAGTATCACCTGAAATCTTACATGTAATTATGTCTTTGGAGAATATTTAAATGAGAAGAAGAGGAACAATTGATAAAAAATCTATAGTAAGCGGTAAATATTATTTAGGCGGTCATAAACCTGTGCCTATAGGAACTATATATAGAGGTCAATCATTTGGTGCTAGAAGACAAGCAAGATCAAAAGTTGGTCAAAATTCACAAATATTAGATGAAAGCCTAGAAAATTTTAAACAACCAAATTCAGATTTAGATGTTTCACAAAAAATTATACAACCAGGTGAAACTGTACCTATAGTTTTTGGTAAAAGATCTAATAATATTGGTGGTATTTGGATAAAACCAAGTTTAGTCAAGGCAGGTTCATCTAGTTTTGTACAAAAATTATTATTTGTTATATCACAAGGAGAAATAGCAAGTACACCTATTAAATCAAAAGCATTTACAGGTTTAAAAAAACTTGC